CTATTTCTTTCAAGCGAACCAAATGCCAACTCATAGTGATGGAGGATCGCCGGCGGCACCAACTTTCTCTAAATTACGTATCTATACATTAGATAGTTCAGGAAGACCAGCTCCAGGAGACAACACGACATACGCTGATGGATGGATTTTTAAAGGTATTTCAGGTTCTAACGGAGGCGGTAGTAGTGCTGTCTATATTAATCTTAGTACTGAAACAACTTTTGTATATGGAAGTACAGGTATGGCACAGACTGGAAGTATTCCGTATATAGATTTTTCGGACATATATGTTAGAATTGAAAAATTAAGTTAATAAAAACATTCTTAATACCGAATTAAATTAAATAACAATATTAAATTAAGGAGATAAAAAAATGTCAGCGGCAAGCAATTATTTAGAAAATGAATTATTAGATCACGCCCTAGGAACAGGTGCTTTTTCAATGCCTACTCCAGTGTATCTCGCTCTTTTTGTAGCGGATTCAGGTGGAACTGGTGTATCAGATAACCTTGAAGAAGGTACGTTATCAGATGAAGTATCAAGCAATGGATATTCAAGACAAAGAATAACATTTGGTGCGGCATCTGGTGGAACAGCAACATCTAACTTAACTTGTACTTTTACAGCAAGTGGTGGTAACTGGGGAACAGTTCAATATGTAGCAATAATGGACTCACAAGCAGATAGCGCCAGTGGTGAAAATGTTTTATTCTATGGTGCACTAACAACTGCAAAAACTATTGAAGATGGTGATTCATTTCAAGTAAGCTCAGGCAATTTGACTGTAACGTTGGCATAATTTAAAACCAACGGGAGGTTTAAATGGCCGATAATCGTTACGTCTCATCGGGTTACGTATCAGACAGTTATGTAATATCAACTGAAGAAGCAACAGCTTCTTTAAGTTCTTCCTTCACCTTATCTTTATCTCCAGCATTAATAAAAGCAGATAGTACCAGTATTAATTTAAAGGTAGCACTAGGTACAGATTTAACCTGGAGCGAAATGGGAACATGGAAAGTTCCTATCCAACCAATCTGGGGACCACTATTCACTGTTGACGGTCTTCAGTTCTTTGGCGCTGAACCTTCTTTAACATCTTCATTTAGTTTAAGTGTAGATCCAATTGCAACATTTAGTCCTACAATATCATTTACACCGGCATTTACAGCAAGTATAACAGCAGTTGCAATTGTATCAGGAGAAACTCTTCATGCTGGAACATTCAGTATGAGTGTTACTGGACAAAAAATTGCAAATCCTGAACCTGCACTTACTTCTACATCTACATTAAGTTCTACTGCATACAAAACAGTTTATCCATCACCTGCATTAACTTGTACATTTACATTTGACGTTGACGGAGGAATATTATTAATAGGTGAAACATTACACGCAGGAACATTTAGTTTAAGTGCAGATCCAATAGCAACGTTTAGAGCAACAGTTCCTGATTTAACATTTACATCTTCTTTATATGCAAACCCAAAGGCGGATGCATATGGAGAATCTTTAAACGCAGGAACATTTACTTTATCGGTAAGTGCAACTAAAACAGTTTATCCTGAACCGGCATTAACATCTACATTTACATTAAGTCCTACTGCATACAAAACAGTTTATCCTACGTTTGCATTTACAGGACCTTTCTCAACATTGGTCGTTGGAGTTAAATGGGCCATTGATCCATTTAGAGTACATTTAATACCTTCTGAAACGAGAATAAATATTTTAGAACAAGAAACAAGGAATTTTGCTATAAATTCCGATACACGAATAAATATTGTGCCGCAAGAGACAAGAAGCAAAACAATTGCGTCGGAAACAAGAAAATTAGAAATACAACACCTTACTCTTGTTGATGACCCGGGAATTAAAGACAGGAGAACAGGTTAAACATGGCAACACTCACAGGATTTAAAGAAGATAGAGTAGGAGTTTATATTGATAAAGACCCCTATGCTATTTTAGACTATTCATTAGACTGGACCAATTGGATGCCCAGCGGTGATGCAATTGCTTCAATAACAGTAACAGCAGAAACAATAACGGGCGACGCTTCCGCCTTGGCAGTAGATTCTTCATCAGCAACTGATTATATTGTAACCGCAGTTATATCTGCCGGTACAGCTGGAAATATCTATAATGTTGAATATAGAATTATAACTGATAACGGTAAAAGAGATTCAAGAAATATTAGAATTAGAGTAGTAGAGAGACAAGCATAATGGATAACAAAATGCCAAGAGTTAAAAGACCTGTTAAAAAAATAGACAAGGATTTAGTTTATAAACTTGCCTGTATTCAATGTACTATTGAAGAAATTGCAGAAGTTGTAGGAACTACTGTTCATAATATAAGAAAAAAATGTAGTCCTTTATTAATAAAAGGTAAAGAAGTAGGACGTAGAAGTTTAAGAAGAGCACAATGGGACAAAGCAATTGAGGGAGATACTCGTATGCAAATCCACTTAGGCAAACAATATTTAGGACAAAAAGACAATCCTGAAAATTTAGAAACAAAACAACCTTTACCATGGAAGGATGATTAATGCCATTAACAGATCCACAACAAAAAATTTGTAAAAATGACACAAGATTTAGAGTTGCTGTCACAGGGAGACGATTTGGCAAGACGCATTGTGCTATGAGAGAATTAGCAAGACACGCCTCTAAACCAGATCAAGAAGTTTATTATGTTGCACCAAGTTATCGAATGGCAAAAACAATTGGATGGGATCAATTAAAAGGAAAATTAAAAATGCTTAAATGGGTAGATCAATCAAACGAAGCAGAACTAACTTTAAGATTAAAAAACAATTCTAAAATTTATCTTAAAGGTGCAGAAAACAAAGATGCATTAAGAGGAGTTGGATTAGATTTTTTAGTTATGGATGAATTTCAAGATATAGATCCTACAGTTTGGAGTGAAGTATTACGACCTACATTGTCTGACAGAAAAGGTAAAGCATTGTTTTTAGGAACACCAAGAGGTGTAGGAAGTTTTAGTCACGAAATGTATAACATGGCAAAAGCAACAGAAGACTGGGAAGCATTTACATATACTAC